AAGATCAGGAGCGACAGAGCGAGCGGTCTAAGTTGATTGCTCCAGCGCTAGCGCAGGCTGTTGAGTCCAACGTAGCAGAGATAGAAGAAGCTACCTTCGGACGCGGTAAGGTCTTTGACATCAAGGACGACGTACAGGGCCAAGACCCCACACAAGTGGCTTACCTCCGAGAGAAGCTACACGAGGACTTCGCAGTAACACGCCTGCGGTCTTCTATTGCTGAGGTTCTGGTCAATGCGGCTGTGTACGGCACAGGCATCGGTGAGGTCGTGATCGACGAGATCAAGGTGTACAAGCCAGCGACTAAGCCCATGATGGATGGGATGATGAATGAGATAGGCGTGGAGGAGACTTACCGCCCTGTCGTTAAGCTCAACCCTGTACAGCCTAAGAACTTCTTGATTGACCCAGCAGCACCTAACGTAGACGAAGCCATAGGCTGTGCGGTAGATGAGTATGTTAGTCGTCACATTGTAGAAGAACTACAAGAACAAGGAGTCTACAAGGACGAGGAGTTCGTAGGTGACGCAGCAGCGGACTCAGAGATAGAGTTCGACTCAGAGATAGACTCACGTCCTAAGGATCGTATTCGTCTTACTAAGTACTACGGTAAGGTGCCACGAGAGCTTCTGATAGAAGAAGGCGCAGACGAAGAGGACATGGAACCCGGCCACTACGTTGAGGCTGTTGTTGTGATAGGCAACGAGGGCGTCCTACTGAAGGCTATTGCTAACCCCTATATGTGTCAGGATCGTCCTGTTGTGGCTTTCCAGTGGGACATCGTACCGTCAGTCTTCTGGGGACGTGGGGTCTGCGAGAAGGGCTACATGAGCCAGAAGGCGTTGGACGCTGAGCTGCGCGCTCGTATCGACGCACTAGCACTCACGACACACCCCATGATGGCAGTGGATGCTACACGTATCCCACGGGGCCACAAGCTAGAGGTACGGCCCGGTCGTATGCTACTGACTAACGGTGATCCTAAGCAAGCGATCATGCCGTTTAACTTCGGTCAGCTCAACGCTATTACATTCCAGCAGGGTGCTGCGCTACAGCAGATGGTAGCTCAGGCTACGGGATCTTCTGATAGCTCGACACCACAGGTACAGAACGACGTAACGGCAGCAGGCATGTCGATGGGTCAGGGCGCTGTCATTAAGCGACAGAAACGTACGCTAGTGAACTTCCAAGAGAACTTCTTGATTCCCTATGTGAAGAAGTCAGCGTACCGATACATGCAGTTCGACCCTGAGAACTACCCTGTGCAGGACTACAGCTTCCAAGTCTTTAGCTCACTAGGGGCTATGGCTAGGGAATACGAAGTAGGACAACTCTCTCAGATGCTACAGATGATCCCACCGGAGTCACCTGCTCACGGCGCTATCATCAAGGGTATTGTAGATCACTTGAATGTGACTAACCGAGAAGAGATCATGCAGGCTATAGATCAGGCTAACCAGCCTAATCCTGAGGCAGATCAACAGGCACAGCAACAGCAGCAGGAGCAGCATCAAGCTCAGATGGCGATACAGCAGGGTCAGGTGGCATTGCTACAGGGTCAGGCTGCTGAGTCTAAGAGCAGGGCTGAGAAGTACTCTGTAGAGACTCAACTGATGCCGGACGAGCTAGCGCTTAAGTACGCTGAAGACGAGGACTCCAAGGCGTTCGAGCGTAAGGCACGCATGGGTGATCTACTTCTTAGAGAGCAAGAGCTACAGCTCAGGCAGGACACAGAGGTAGAGCGAGCTAAATCCAAGGCTGAGACAGAGATGGTTCAGCAACTAGTCAGAGGAGCACCAGATGGATCTACTGCAAATACAGGCCCTTCTGGTCGGCCTCCAGCAACAAATAACGGAGCTTAAGAACGGAGGCGTTCAGGGCGAAGTTGGCGATAAAGGCGATAAAGGCGAGACTGGAGACACAGGCCCTCCCGGTAAAACGGGACAACAAGGGCCTGAGGGAGAACCGGGGACTAAATGGTTCACGGGTAACGGCGTACCATCTGAGGACATAGGCATTCTTTATGACTACTACTTAGATGGTACTGATGGGTGGATATACCTAAAGCGGCCTAACGGCTGGATGAACACCGGGGATAACCTGAAAGGGCCTCCGGGTAACTAACGACCTCTAGGAGAGACAATCGTGATAGATGATAGAAAATTCAACGAGCTAGTAGACAATACGACTAAGTACCTACAGCTATTGATGGACAAGAACACAGCACTTGAGAAGCGCTTAGAAGCTCTCGAAGCTAAGAAGACAATCAGCAGGAGTAAAGCAGATGACAAGTGAATCTAAATTCTTCGATGATTGCCGTGAGTTGTTCTTAACAGACGGATGGAAAGCATTTAAAGACGAAGTAATTGTAGGACTGAATAGCGTACATGTTGCTTCGCTAGAGAGTGCAGAGGACTTCTGGAAAGCAAAGGGAAGGGTAGAAGCCCTTTCTCAGATTGCTGGCTGGGAAGACGCTGTACTCGCAGCAGAGGCGCAGCAGGAAGCGGATTCGGAGGACTCCTATGAGGAGGCTGTATGATGCACGCTGCACTAGCTGCAACAAGATAACTGAAGTGTTCGGTAGGGAGTCTGACGATTTCCGGTGTGGAGCCTGCGACTCCCCTGCCGAGCGTATAGTTAGTCCCGTTAAGTGCCACCTCGATGGCGTATCTGGGGATTTCCCCGGAGCCGCTATGAAGTGGAAACGCGATCATGAACGGGCAGCACGTCAAGGATAACCACAGCCAAGTGACCCTTGTTTATTTAATCTGATAAGCCTTAATAGGCCCGGAGTTTGATAATGGCAACACTGATAGATACCGATGGTGAAATTATTGGAGAGACAACCACATTCGACGACCTAGAGGAACAGGTAGCTCCTGTTGAGGAAGCCCCTGAGGCTTCTGAATCCCCTGAGCAACCCGAGAGTGACCTCCCTGATAAGTACCAAGGTAAGTCCGCTGCGGACATAGCACGAATGCACCAAGAGTTAGAGAAGCGTCTAGGACAGCAGTCCTCTGAGGTGGGCGAACTACGCCAAGCCTTTGACCAGATGGTTCAATCTAGTGTAAAAGCGCAGCAGGCCCCACCGGAAGTTGAAGAGGTAAGTGATACTGACTTCTTTGCCGATCCGAAAGCTGCCGTAGCACAGGCGATTGAGAACCACCCTAAGCTACGACAGGCAGAAGCTGTAGCCGTAGAGATGGCTAAGAACCAAGCTCTAGCTAAGCTACAGACTACGCACCCCGACATGAAGACGATACTAACTTCTACCGATTTCCAATCATGGGTAGGCAAAAGCCAGTTCCGTCAGGGTCTATACCAACAAGCAGACAGCAACTACGATTACGCAGCTGCCGACGAACTACTAACACTGTTCAAGGAAGCTAAAGGAATTGTGGCTGAAGCTGCTAAGATTGAGAAGGTCGCACAGAAGAGTGCGGTTAAGCAAGCCTCAACAGGAACGTCACGGTCTGCACCCGAAGGCAAGAGCCGGAAGGTCTACAGACGACGTGACATTATCGAACTAATGAATACCGATCCCAAACGGTACGACGCTATGTCTGAGGAGATTATGAAAGCGTATCGGGAAGGGAGGGTTAAATAAGGGAATACTATGCCATTAGGTACTAATAACGTAACAAACACGACTGCTGCAACTTTCATTCCAGAGTTGTGGTCAGATGAAATCATCGCTGTCTATGAGAAGTCACTCGTGGTTAAGCCTCTTGTCCGCGCCATGTCTATGGTTGGCAAGAAGGGCGACACCATCCACATCCCTAAGCCGGATCGTGGTAGTGCTTCTGTTAAGGCTGAGTCTACTCAGGTTAATCTAATCGCTGGCACCACTGGCGAGTTGGTCATCAGCATTGACCAGCACTACGAGTACTCACGTCTTATCGAAGACATCACAGACGTACAGGCTCTGAACAGCCTCCGTAAGTTCTACACCGAAGACGCAGGCTATGCTCTTGCTACTCGTGTAGATACAGCTATTGTTGCTGAGGGCGCTAACTTTACCTCACAGCTGGAGTTCACCGCTGACGGTGTACAGACTGCTGCTGGTACTGCTGCTTCTGCATTCAATGACGCTGGCTTCCGGGCTGCTATTCAGGTGCTCGACGACAACAACGTACCCATGAACAACCGTGTATGGGTAATCTCTCCTGCTATGAAGAAAGAGTTACTTGGTGTTTCTAACTACATCAGTACTGACTTCGTAACTGGTAAGCCTGTTGAGTCCGGTTCTATCGGTAGCCTCTACGGTATCGACATCCACGTAAGCACTAACCTGCCTACTGAGAACACTGACGAGAAGGGTTCACTGTTGTTCCACAAAGATGCTATTGTCTTTGCAGAGCAGCTGGGTGTCCGAGTCCAGACTCAATACAAGCAAGAGTGGTTGGCTGACTTGATGACAGCTGATACCTTATACGGTACTCACATCTATCGCCCAGAAGCAGGCGTTAAGTTGTTTGGTACGGTCTAAGCACAACGGCCCCTTCGGGGGCCTTTCTTATGTAAGTCCATTGCCCAACAGTGGGCTTCCACAAGAACACGGAGATTCTTATGTCCATTACGTATACACCAACGACTAACTTTGGATCAAAAGATAGTCTTCCATCGAACGACCCCAACAAAGTAATTAAGGGCGCTGAGTTCACTACTGAGTTCACCGCCATCCAGAGCGCCTTCGGATTGGCTGCTCCTTCTTCTAATCCTACTTTCACAGGTACAGCTACGTTCGATAGCGTGACTGCTAACGCTGTGTCGCTAGGAAGTGTCACAACTAGTGACCTCACAGTAAACGGTGCTTTCACGTCTAAGGGCATCGACGACAACGCTACGTCCACGGCTATCACGATTGATGCTAATGAAAACGTGGGCATTGGCGAGACAGCTCCGAGTGAGTTCCTGCATATTTCAGGTGCTGCTCCTGCTATTAGATTAGACAACTCCTCTGGCACGACCGACTGGCTTATGCAGAATGTATCCGACTCAATACGCTGGGTGTCTGTACCTAGTGGGGGCGGTTCGTCAACTGAGCGCGTACGATTCGACGACTCAGGAAACGTGGGCATTGGTACAACACCTGAGCCATGGTCGGGATACAAGGCCCTCTCCGTGAACGGCAGCGGGACGTTTTACGGGAGTGCCGGAGGCAATACGTCATCAGGTACGAGTCATGGCTGTTACTATGACGGATCTACATGGCGCTATGCGTACACAGGTGCGGGAGCTTTACGGGCTGAGGCCGTTGGCGCAACTAATCCCTATTACACATGGTCTACTGCCACTTCCGGTACAGCCGGCGGAGCTATAACATTTAGTGAAGCCATGCGTGTCACTGCTGCTGGAAAAGTGGGCATCTCAACAGCGGCTCCTGCTGCGTCCCTACATGTTGCCGAGCCAGCATCAGGGCTAACCGCACGATTCAGTAACGAGACAAACCAAACTTTAGACATCGGGACTGTTTCGGGATCAGGTGCAGCGGGTTCTGTGTATTTAGACGGCCCTAACTCAGGTAACATGGAGTTCCGCATTGGTGGCGCCAAGCGTATGCGTATCGACGCCTCAGGAAACGTCGTAATCGGAGGCAATGGAAACGCCTACTCATCTGGTTCAACTACTTTCACACCTGCTGGTGACATAGCGAACAGCAGCCTCTCCGGTGTAGCTTCCTCCGTCAACATAGGTGGAATCGGTGGAGTCAGTAACGGCTTCCAGATCAATACAGACGTCAACAATAAGCACACGTATAACTTCCTGAATGGCCCTGATATATCCATGAAGATAGACAACACTGGGCAGGTTGGCATCGGCACGACAGATCCTAGCTATGCCTTAGACGTACAGAAGGGCGCTACAACTAGGGGTAGATTCTTCAATGGTTCACAGGCCATCCTGATCGGTACATGGGCCAGCCAGCCAAGGATAGAGACATCCGGAGGACAGCTTAGTTTCGGTACCGGCGACTCCAACCCTATAGTTTTTAAAATAGCTGGCTCCGAGGCCATGCGGGTTGACACCTCAGGGAACATACGTCTCGGTACTACAGACACTAACCTCATCGTGAACCAAGATCGTGGTATCTACATGGAAGCTGGCGGGTCTATAAACACCTTCACTGGTAGCGGAACGTGCCTCAACCTTGGAAGATCCAACAACGGCGTAATGCTTCAGTTCTGGATCAATGGCGGTAATACATCTGGAGGCATCAGCACCACGCAAGGTGGGATGCCTGCATTCTTCGCATCGTCTGATGAACGCCTCAAGGACAACATTGTTGACCACGAGTCGGAGCTGGCTAACGTCATGTCTCTCCGTCCTACACGCTGGGACTGGAAGAAGGAAGAGCAGGGTTCTGGTGAGGGCTTCATCGCCCAAGAGCTGGAAGCTACAGCTTGGTCTGATCTGGTGGCTGAGGGTGAGGATGGTTTCAAGACGGTAGCTGGTTTAGGTGCTGTCGAGACTCGGCTCATCAAGGCTATGCAGGAGCAGCAAGCAATGATTGAAGCTCTTACTGCTAAGGTGGAGGCTCTAGAGAATGCCTAAGTATAACGAAAGGGTAGTCACTACTTCGGTAGACACGACCCACTACGAGTACGCTCACAGAGTAGAGCTACTACATCCACTCAACGGAGCACCCAAGGTGGTGTTCCATACGAGTCGGGTCGTGGTGGATTCAGAAGGTAATGAAGAACAGAAGGAGTACATCCGTACACTTCAGGAGACTTATGTTTCCAATGAGGTGTTCGACGTAATCCATCCCGACACTGGTGAAGTCGTAGGTCAAGCTGACTACAACACACTGCTGGGATTAGTCTACTCCTTGTTCTTCCACACAGCAGCTAAGGAGGATTCAGATGGCAACGGGTAGAGACGTAGTAGGTGCCGACGGTCTTACTAACGCTGAGAGATACGCTAAGCGACTGGCTGATAAGAGAGCTAAGGCAGCGGCTAGGGAAGCTAAGAACGCTGCCCTTGATTCAGATAGACCCGAAGGCGTATCGCGTTACTTGTGGGACAAAGTAAAGAGTGGAGATACTAACTACAACAAGACACTGGTTACTCGCAACCCTGAAACTAGGGATGCTATCGTAGCTGCTGGGCATGGAGACTACGTTAAGGACATCCATGAACAAGCAATGGAAGAGGCAGCAAGCCACTACGTAGGCAATGGGGCAAACACAAACGATGCTTTCAGCACAGCACAGACTGACTGGTACACAAACAACGTAGGAGCCTATACTCCTGAGGCTGCCGCTGCTAAGGCAGAAGCTTCTAAAGCTAAGGGAAAGGTTAATTCAGAACAGCCCTATAAGCCACCCGTTACTGAGCCTACAAAAGGTCAGACCTCAGGCGGTGCTGGAGGTGTCGGGGGTCTGGGTGCTTTCTTCGGAGGCATACGTAACGGAACGGCTACTAATGTTAAAGGCAACCTACCAGCAGGAGGTCAAGACCGCTCTACTACAGTAGACCAGACAGGCGGTAACCCGCTGGGGATGTTCAACGGATTAATGGGTGTTGTAAGCAACGTACGAGATCCGAACACAACTGATCCTATTAAGTTCACTCAGGAAGAGATAGACGCAGAGCTAGCTAAGCGAGAGTACGAGCGACAGAACGCCGAGGCTCTTGCTCAGGCGGAGCTGTTTAACCCTACGCAAGAGGCAGGGCCTGTTCGTAATCGTAACTTCCAGACGGTAAACTACGGCACTCAGGGAGGGCCTACGGCTGGTGTGAACACAGGCATTGGGGTAGCAGGACAGTCACAGGCTACGCCTTGGGCTGATGCGTACATGAGAGCACAGCAGTCGTCTGCTAAACAAGGGCCTATCAGTGGGCTATTCAGCAAGGAAATGGAGAACTCCTAATGGACGAGACAGGGCTTGAGAACGAACTATTGAGCGACAATACTGAAGCCCTTCCTTCCGAGGTAGTGCCTTATAGTGGGGATCGCACGTATGACCCCGGCCCTAATACAGGGCAGTACGGTTACGTAGAAGTAGAACAAGACGGAGAAGTGCTTCAATGTACTAACGCTTATATGTCCAGTGCGTATGGAGGTCAGTACTGTGTTGGTGATTCTTACACAGACCCTAATGGAGGTACTCAAGTAATTCGTGAGATAGGAATGACGGGCCTTGATTTAGCTCCTGCACAGTGGAACACTGAAGAGACCTACGCCGACGTAGGTGAAAAGCTAGGCATGTCCATGGAAGAGTGGACTGAGTTCTCTGCTGAGGTACAGGCGCTCAACGAGACTGTTGATGGTCTTAAGGGTAACATGTTCGGCCCTACCGATCAGGAGCGCGGACGCTTAGGTATCCGCATCTCTCAGGAGAACCCTGATTGGTCTGAAGAGCAAGTCATGGCTGAAGCCGATCGTATGCTTGAAGAGAAGTGGCAAACGTCGGATGCGTACAGAGAAGCAGCCTTAGCTGAAACAGCTTTGTTTGAGAAGTACGGAATCACTAAGCCTAACCCCGGAGTCTACGGCTCAGGAATATGGATAGACGAAGAAGGGAAATACCACAAGTTTGAAAGCACCACAGGAAATCTGTATCAGACATCACAAGACACTAGCTTTCTAGACGTAGCGGTGCCTGTAGGTATTGGCGTCATAGCAGGAATAGTGATGGCACCTCTTGGAGGCACACTAACAGGAGCCTTGACTAATGCTGGGCTATCTCCTGCTTTAGCTTCTGCTGCTTCTAGTTCTATTATGAACATGGCTACTCAGATGGTTACTACAGGGGACGTAGATATAAGCCAAGCTCTCTTATCTGCTGCTGGCTCTTACTTCCAAGAAGCGGGAATGGGCAATCTACTGGGAGACTCCCAAGTAGGGCAGGCTCTAACTGACGCTACTTCTTTTGTTCAAGATAAAGTAACTAGCTTTCAGGATCTCATATCCACAGGCAGCAGCATAGCGGACGCGGCGATACAAGCAGGTGGCATGAACATGCTTACTAGTCTTGTTTCTTCTGGTGAGGTAGACTTACA